CACCTATATCTTCAAAACAACCAGGGCTGTATAACCCATCATCATCAAATAAAAGTTCACTTGTTAAGTAAAGAGGTGCACCTGTATCTTGGTATCTGTATACAGAATCATCTTTATAAACAATAAGATAAGGACCTAGTTGAGCTGCATCTAATAGTTCTCCTACTGTTTCAGTAAGTATATCATCTCCTGCTGTGTTAGTAGAGGCGTATCTCCAAGTAACACCGTCAAGAGTATTAATGTCTGTTATAGGTGTAGACCAGGCTAATGATGCATTACCTAAATTTTCATTGTTTAAATACTGTCCACTCAGGTTTAATGCAATTAATCTATTGTTATACTGAGCCATACTTTGAGCAGTAACTCTGTCTGCAACAATCGCTTGAGTGGTTGCGTCAGTACCTGAAAACCAGTTAACTAAAAATTGAGCTACATAAGTAGGTGCTGCCTCTGTACCTGTGTTTCTTACAAGTATAGGTTGGTTAATACCATCATTGCTAATAAGTAAACCATTAAATGCAAATAAATCTATACCAAACCTAGCGTTCTCATCTAAGTTAGTAGTAGCTGTAACTCCAGATAAACTTCCTAGTGAAGTAGTAACATCTTGAGCTACCTGAAACTTAACTGTACCTGAATCATCATACAAGTAGGCTAGGTTGAATTGGTTAGAACCCACAGGAGTCCATTGAGTGACTGCTAAGACATCACGTACAGAAGTACCTGTAGTGTTAGTATCAAACGCTGTAGGAAAAGCTGGAACACCTTGAAGAGAACCATCAAAGGATCTCATATTAAGACCCTCTGAAAAGTTTTCAGGAGATAATGCCTGTGCAGGCGTATCTGTATTCAAGCCCTTGATACCTAAATTTTGTAATGGTATTGTTGGCATTTATTATTCCTCTAAGTTAATTCCTATCTGTTTGAATTTCCTACGAGCACAACGTAATCTGAAGGCTCGTAGTCTAGCGTTTACTCTTCTCTTTCGTTTCCAAGGGCGAGGTCTAATAGAGTCATTACTGCCATCAGCGAGTAACTTTCCATTAGATTTCACAACCCCCTGCAGTGCATGCAAGCGTTTGTGCCCCTTCAGTATTGTCTTCCTGCTCATAAACCGAGAGTTCATTCCAGTTGATTGACGATGGAAATTGTGCGAGTGATTCATTATATTCTTTTTCCGAAACAGGCTGGTACGGAGCTTGCTGATACGAGTGCTCAGTATAAGGTAAGAACGACACACCTGTTATTTGGTCAAAGTTCTTATATACCCAGGCACCTACATCTAACCACTCAGTGTCTTTAACATATACCGTAATAGACACAGAATGTTCTGCCCAGTTCTGTTTTAACTTCAACCATAGTTTTAATTGCTCGATAGCACTCAACTCATTAGCCATCACAGAACCTTTAGGGCTTTCGATAGGAAAAGAAAACACAGTAGTACTGTCAGGCTTCATTGCACAGGGTTCACTCGGCACACCTGTCTGCTTCATAAAGTCAGTCAATGGGTCCTTATTGTCTCCTCGTACAGTACGGATATAGTATGGTGCAAAGCGACCATGTATTCCTGATGAACTGTTTACAAGTTGACTAACAGTACCCGAAGGCTTAATCGTTGTTATAGAAGTAGATGCAGGTATGTTAAGGCGTTTAGCCCACTCTACGTTTACTTTAATAGAGTAATCACGTAGTTCCTGTATATCTTTTTCTTTAGCATTAAATAAGACTGGACAATCACACACACCTGTTAAAGATACACCTAGTAGACGTTCTTCTTCTGTATTTGAATTCCATATCTTTCGTAAATAAGGGAAGTTAGTTAATGTAGATTGTAATGTGCCTAGAATCGTTGCACACTCTACTTTTTCTTTAATTGTTTTAAGAGTATCTTCACTACGAAGTACTACTTCTGTTAAGTTACAGAACTGATTAGACCTAAGTGCTATCTCTGCACAAGGGTTAGTCCCATGAATTTTATCAGAATCTCTACGTTCAGGAGCAGTTGCTTGAGCACCATAACGAGAGTATATTCCTCGTTCACCTGAGTTAGATTCAATAAGAGCAGTCCACTCTTTCATAAATGTTAAGCCATCTGGCTTTTGTAAGTATACTGCTGAGTTGTTAGCTAATGCCCGTTGAGCATTGTTTTCCCACCATGCACCTGACTTAGCGCCCTGCATAGTGTGGTCACCTAAATCACTTAAGGATATCATGGCAGACCTACGTACACCACCTACTACTACAATCTCACCTATCTTACACATAAGATCGTGACATTCTAATGGGGTTAGTTTACGTCCACCAGCTCTCTTAAATAAAGCGGTTGTAAAATCTATAAGTTCTTTTAACGGCTCTGGACCTGAAGCTCTGCCACCCATTGTTTTTAGTTTGGCGCCTGCAGGTCTTACATCTGAGTAATCAAAGTAATGTATTCTACCTAAGTATAAGTCTGCTATATGTTTACGTATAGCTTTAGCCCAACCTTCTTTAGAATCTTCTACTCTAATTAATCTCTCTGATACTTCAAAGTGATCGTTAATATATGGTAGTTTATTTACATCAATAGCTTCTACTGAAAAACCTACGCCTGTACCACACATAAGTATATACATTGCCTCATCAAATGCACGAGGTGTATCTATCTTAAGATATGAACAGTTATAGCCAGTAATGTTATTACGTTCTAGAGCAGGACCACTGGCCCACATAGCTCTCATAGAAGGCATAACACCTAAGCTTGAAATGTATTTAAATAATTTTTTATAAGTCTCATCATCAATCATGTCTTTCCATGTTGACATATAACGAGTTACTGTTTCTTCCCAGTTCTCTCTTCGGTTTTCTGTTTCTAACCATCTAGAATAACGAGAAAGGTGTATAAATGTTTGGTAGTCGGTTATCATCTGTGTTCTCCTTAGATAATGTAAGTTACACCTGTGTTGCCTTAGGTGTAACTTACTTAATAATAGTTTAAGGGAGGGGATACCTCATCCTTTTAATAGGGGACTATGCTGCTTCTTCCTTAGTTTCTTTTTCTTCTAGAGAATTGTTAAGCATAAGCATAAAAGCATCTTTACCTACTTTTAATTGATCAAGGTTAAACTCTGCTGAACCAATCTTTTGTTGTAAAGAGTTTATATGGTTTATAATAGTTTTTTGTTGATCTGTTAGTTGGTCTTCTGTGTATTCTTTGTCATTGATTGTTATAACCTTTTTGTCTTCAGTCATATTAATCTCCTTT